TTCGTTTGTCAACAAACTCTTCTAGAATTCCCATTGCTTCTGCGGCGACCAGTAGACCACCAGCAATAACCAGACTTGCGTCGATTAGGAATCCACAAGCTGTGATTCTCAGAATACTTTTTGCAAGCGATACATTAAAATGATTCATTATTTACTTTCCGATGATGTTTGCCCAGAGATAAGCATGTACACGAGCAGATACCCGATACCCACGTGCCAAGGCGGCATCAGCAATAACATGAGCTGGAATATGGCCATCTACTTCTCCTCGCTGACCCTCAACCGTACCACCAAGAGGCATGATCCAAATAGGATACTTCACACCCTCTGCACGATACAACTTAATTACATCGTCAATCTCTTGCCAGCTTTCCTCAGTACCGCTACATACAAACTTTAGCTGTCCCTCTGGCGATAGATCATAATATTGTGACACCACTTGTGGTTGAATTGCCTTTTCTCGCTTCTCGCCAGCAACTGTCCACAACTTGGGACTAATAGAAAAGAACAGCTCCGTCGACATATTCGATGACCAATAGCCAACAAAATCGTCTGTCAGTTCTTGCGTACCGTTTGTTTCATATGTTACTGATGGAATATCCTGTCCGTGTTGTTCATAGTACTGCAACACTGCACAGCCGGCTTGTTGGGCGTGCTTCATCATAGGCTCGCCACCAGTAAAGCACATATGGATATTGTTGTCAAACTTACGGTTGGGAATAACGTCTAGAATCTTTTCTGCAATCTCATTAGCAGTATGTTTGTGCTGAAGATGTTTAAACTTAGCAGACCATGAGTATGACGAATCACAACCTTTCTCAAATACAGGAAGGTCTTCGATTCGTTTAAAGTCCTCTACTTTGATCTTTTGATATGGTAGATCATACGTATCTGGATTAGTTGGATCTTTCTGACCAAATCCATCACATTGCAAGTTACAAAGAAAGAACCTCAACCAAGCTGTAGGTTCACCGGTGTAGTGACCTTCCCCCTGCATAGAGTAGAAGATCTCGCTGTAAGCATATTTTTTATCACTCATCTTTTTTCTTTATCGTCCAAGAACCGTCTTCATTATCGTACCATTCTAGGGTATCTCCAACTTTCCAACCAGCCTCAGCCATTAGCTCGTCAGGAAATTCTAATGCTAGATCACCTTCAAACTCAATTACAGGTACAGTAAACTTAACAGGTAATTTCATATTAGCCTTCGTAGATAGCCGAGTTAGCTTGATGCTCAAATACTTCAGCACTTACTAACTTTACTGTTGCACCAACAGGATATCTGCTGTGCTTGTTCTGTTTCATTTCTTCTAATAGCTCGCTCATCTTGTCATAACACATCTTAGCGAACCCCTCACAACCAACAGCGTCAACAATCCGCAGATCACATATAGCTCCGCGCTCGTGCGGCTTGACGTTAGGAAACTCACCAGTGCCACTAGGAAGATTACCTAGATGTGACAGTCGTTGGAACTCTTCGAGATATGGATCGTCTTTAGCAACGACAAGTGTATGGTCGAACATATACTCCGACCATTCCTTGAACATCTTCAGACCACCAAAGTCCATTACCCAGTTACGATCATCCAAAGACTCACTAGAAAAGATGAGCTTAATACCAATTGAATAACCATGAAGAGTAGAACAGTGGGAATGGCTCGCACGCCACTGTCGAAAGCAAGTGCTAAGTCCTCGATCATTTCCATACGTCTTTGTCGAATAGTATTTCGCCATTTATACCTCTATGTCTAGTTTCTTTATACCCAACGTCCAATTCTCTGCCGCATCTTCCACATAGTTTAGACTATTTACAGGGAAGTGCTCTTCGGTGATCTTTACACCGGTACTTGTAAAATAGTCGATAGCATATGATTGCGGCCCTGTCTTGTATACAACGCAATAGTCGCCATTATCCTTGTAATATGTTGAGATCTCATTGATCATGTGTGTACTCCTTAATCATGGGAAATATCTCTGCAATTGCCTTGCTGCACTCGCGAGCAACTTCCATGTGTTCTCTTTGTGTACCGTTGGACGATCTCAACTCAACATAATGAATCCATGAGCGAATGGTACCGTTAACATACAAACGAGACATCATCAAACCTTCTGGTAATAATGCTCGTGCCTGTTCTTTTGCAATACCTTGCTTGATAGCCCAATTATACTCTTTCTGACAGTTGTGCGCAACTCTCATCTGAGCATGGAGCCAATCGGTCTGCAGCTGCCTATCTTCCGTCTCTATACTGTTTTGTCTATTTGTCTCGTCTTGAAGACGTGCCTGCCGATATACAAATTCCATATCTTTCGTTGGGTCGGCGTAGCGTTGGGAAAATTCTTGGAAGGAAAAGGAACGATGTCGTAGTAGCTGACGTGCGATATCTCTGGTGGTTTCGACTTCAATACAGGCTGACACCATTTCAAAAGGAGACCAATGCTTGTGCTTGGCCAGGTATCGGATGAGTTTTTCTGCTGTGCCGAGGTTGAACTGATTGGTTGGATTGGATACTCGGGCGCAGAATGCGATAAGGTCCTGCGCATCTGAAAGACCTTCATTATACATCTCCCTTGTTGGTTTTGATACACTAATTAGTTTTGCTTTCATATCATTCCATCTTAAAGTCTTTGAATTTGTTGTTGGTCGACTTATCAAATAGCGGACCATCGTCTACCAGCTCTGCAGTTGCATTCTCTACATCATACAGTCGCATCTTAGATCTATCTACACCAAGTACAAACCTTTTAAACATACTTGGATCATTATATCTATTCTTCAGCTGCTTAACCATAATCTGACCCTGGCTCTCTAAATCCTCATTAGATACAAGCGCAAACATTAGATCGGCAGTAGCAGGGAGACCAAAACTCTCTGACGTATCTTCAAGTCCAGGATCCGAACTGGAATAACCGGACCTGGTTGTCTGGGTTGCTGATACAAAAGGTACGTTGAACTCGACAGCAAGTCCCCGTAACTCCTCAGCAATTGCCTTGATATAGGTATAAGAATTGATTGCACCACCCATTGCCTTCATTCTAGCAGAAGCACAGATATTTAGGTAATCTATCATAACAATCTCTGGTACAAAAGACTTCTTCAGTTTAAGCTCATTAAGTAACGCACGGAAGTGTCCGGTGTTTGCCTGACCTGTTGGATACTCTTTGATAATTAACTTGCCATTCGTCTTAGCAGCAATATCTTGCACTTTTGTAGTCAACATCGACTTAGACAAATGCTCAAGCTGATCAATAGGTACGTTCAATAAGTTGGCATCGATACGTTCAGCAATACGCTCCTCAGCCATCTCCATAGTTATGTAGAGGACGTTACGGCCTTGTGTAAGAGCATTAGCAGCCATATGGCACATGAATAGAGACTTACCAACACCGGTGCCAGCAAGAGCAACATTAAGAGTTTTGTTAGGAAGCCCGCCTTTGGTGATTTTGTTGAAGTACTCAAGGTCAAAGGGGATTCTTTCTTCCTGCTCATGGTAAAACTCATATCGTTCCTCTACGTTCTCAACGTAGTCGTGGCCAATGTTAGCATCAAATGATACTGCTAATGCTTTCTGTAGAATATCAGGTAGAGCATTCTTCGTAAGAGTCTGATGCTTACCATCAATAATAGTAATCGACTCCATAATCGCATTATATACGGCTCTATCCTGGCACCACTTCTCGGTAGTGTCTAACAACCACTTATCGTCTACAGGATCTTTACCAAAGATATGTGGGATGATCTCAACTGCGTGACGATATTGCTCATCACTCAATGTATTTGCTTGATCGAGCTCAATCTTAAACGCTTCCAATGTAGGGAGCTTATTATATTTAGAAACAAACTTACCAACCTCTTTATACAGCTGGCGATATACACCCTCAAAGTAATCAGGTTTAACAAATGGTAACACCTTACGCATATACTGCTCATTTGTCAGTATATTACGTAAAATAGTCTGTTCGATGTTTATGTTCAAAGTTTTCCTTCTTCTCGCATCTTAGCGCGGATCTTCGTTGCAGAGATATCATGAACCGCTTGGCCGAGATCATGTTCTGTAAACGTATATCCTACACCGCGACCATAGCTAATGTCAACAATGTTCGGCACTTGTTGAATAATATATTCAACGCCATTAGTAAATCCATCCTTAGCCAAACCTTCCTCGATGTTCTTAACAACAGTAGGAAAGTCAAACGGGTTATCATTCTGGCCAGGCACACGGTCGTTTGCTTCTTTGTCCTTAGGCACAGTGCGGACCATAATAAACACTTGGCCTGTGATGGCATGGATACGCTTAAACAATTCTTGATGGCCATCATGCCATGGCTGCCACCTACCCAACATCTGTACTGTTGGCTTTTCCCAATCAAACGTCATTTTTTCTCACTCCAAACTTAATGTGTTTGTACCATACACGTTCATGTGCATAGTACAAGAAGAATTTAATAACTAGATCTGCTACAAATACAAAGCCGACCGCTTTAGGGGGGAGTCCAAATGTCCATGCAATTGCTGCTGTAGTTATACTAGCAATAATGCGCCACGTTACTGCTTTTGCTAGATGGCGTTTTCTGTCGACTGTTTCCATTTGAATTTATCCTTAAGGTTACCCGCTAGTTCCTCAATTGCATCATCAGACAGGTGGTCTGTGATTAACAGGTCAAAAGTAGTTGGTTCAACAAACATCTTGTTTGTGTCTTCAAACCGACCCTCTTTAATTGTATTGACCCAAATCGTATAGTCAGCATTAAAGATTTCACGAGTCTCAGGCAACGGACAAACAAAGTCACACATTACAATCCGACCATTGTTGGATTCGAATTGTGCAAGGTTATTCATCCGTGCCGCTTGACGAAGACGAGCTTCTGGTCCAAACTCCCAGTCGTTGGCCATTCCACGAACTTCATCAGCATTGAACCAGCCCCAGCCAGTATGCTTCTTTAGACGTTCAGCAAGCCACGTCTTACCAGAACCTGGTAGACCCATAATTAAAATTTTCATTGTTCTCTCTCTTTTGTGAGTAAAGATCCATCCTGCAACCCGTAATGGATAATTGTGTATAACACATCACCAACATACTCTTGCAGCTCAACGTTTTCATGAGTTAGACTAGCATCAGGAGAAGATATCACCACAAAACTGTAGCGGAGTTCTACATCATCACGTCCTCTGCCATCCATTTGTATGTTCGCAAATCTGATAACAGTTTCAGGGTGGGGTCCTTCTAACAATCGGACTTCCCACCCATCCTCATCATCCTGAATAGGGACTAGATCGTAATCTTTACCTTCAGTCAGTAGACTCATTTACGATACTTTCTGGGTCGACTTGCGTCTGGTGCCCGATCGAGAATTGCTTCTTGATGAATTCTTTGAAGTCTGTTTCTTCGAAGATTGGTTTCCAGAACTCTTCCGCGAGCGTGTCTTTTTCGCGGTACTTAGGTCCAGTTCCGTTTTCGTCGCCGGGAACGGCCACGTTTCGGGCGTACCATCCGTTTGACGGTTTAACGACATAGCCGCCGGCGAGGGCGACTTCGAGGAGTCCGGAGTACTTTTCGACCCCCCCATCCCAACTAACCGAGATAGGAATTCTAGACTTTTCTTTAACATAACGTGATTTCTCCACATTGATTACAAAATGATATCCTTTGATCTCTGAGCCAACCTTATCTTGTTGACGACCAAGGATCCAGATGTTATCAGCAGAATAGTAGATACCTGTTCCACCTCCAACAACATCCTTAGGAAAGAGACCAATCTCTTTGTACGTATGGTTAACCGCAAGAAGAGGAATATTCTTCATAGTTAGGTACGGGGTTACCATACGGAACAGACCCTTGAGTGCCTTAGCACGAGACATATCTGCAACAGACTTCTCGTTTAGAGCATCCTCAACTTCTTTCTTAGACGCCAGGTTACCAATAGAATCAATAACAACAATGACGTTATCTTCACGAGCAATCTCTTCCAATTGCGACATCATATCGAACTTTAGTTCTTCTACGTTTGCCACAGGAGTATGTAGTACTCGACTAACGTCAATACCAAACGCCTCGAAGTATGACTGTGGGGAGCCAAACTCAGAGTCATAGAAAAGCATAACAGCATCTGGATACTTCTTCAGATAGGCGGCTGCCATCAGAAGTGCAAACGATGTCTTGAAATGCTTTGATGGTCCAGCCAGGACAGTCAAGCCTGGTGCAAGACCTCCTTCGACAGAGCCAGACAACGCGACGTTGACCATAGGTACATCAGTCGGCGTCATCTCTTTCTCTGAGAAGAACTTAGAACTAGCAAGGACCTCTGTATCAGCGATCTTGCTGTTCTTTTTTAGTTTATCCATAATTGACATTTTGCTCAATCTCTCTTTCGTCTTTTTCGTATTGTGACCGATACTGATTGTTGATTATAATAGCTTTCTCTAATAAGCTCAACTTGTCACTAAACTTGGTAAGTGCGGACGTATCTTTAGGGAAGCATGCACCTCCATAACCCTGCTTACCATCAAACCCAGGTACCTTAGTATGTGAATGACCAACACGGCTGTCTTCACCAACAACATTGATCACCTGGTTGAAGTCAATGTCATTCTGCACAGCAGCATCGTATAGCTGGTTGAAGAATGTTACTTTCAATGCAAGGAAGCTGTTGATTGTATATTTTACGAAGCTCGCTTCTTCGATACCCATATAGTGAATCCGACAGGGATTGCACAGACTATACTTTTTGTAGTAACGTCCAAGTCGCTGGGCATCTGTAAACGCGCCGCCAATCACATGGAACTGAGGATTAATAAACTGTTCGTTCGCACTCTTCTCTGTAAGAAACTCAGGATTGTATACAACCCCATGGCCCTTCACCTTACGAAGAATGTCCGGTGTTACTGTGGACTTAATTGCAATTGTATTATCAAAAATCTTGTTACCAGAACGAAGCTTAACCATTACGTCTTCAAGAATGGAAGAATCAATTTTACCATCCTTACCAAATGGTGTTGGTACACAAACAAAGATTAGCTCATACTGACCAATGTTTAGGTCTTCTAGTTTTGGAGAATCTGGATACTTAGGATCGACAATTGTCTTGTGAACCTTAGGATGAGAAAATCCATAGTCAACAGCCTTACCGACAAACCCATGACCAACAATAAGCATCTTCATTTTGTCTAGCATCATTCAGCTTCCTCCATGTAAACTCTATTTCTCAGATCACTGGTACTAAACCTGTGATAGCGCACATTAAAATAAATTTCAATTTCTCGTGTCTTGCAAATGTCCCTGCCTGTGAATTGCTTGTGCTTGTATTCTTCTCCGAGAATGCGAACATCAATTGGATATGCTTGAAGTATATCCTCAAGATCTCGTTCAGTTGCGTATGGAACAATCTCATCAACATACCTAACAGCAGCGAGCTGTGTATGACGCTCCACAACAGTCTGTACTGGTTTATTCTTTTCTGGTCTGTCAATAGATGGATCAATCTGTAGCGCACAAATAAGATAATCACATTGTTGCTTTGCCTCACGTAGCATCATAATATGACCGGCGTGCAACAAATCAAACGCCGATGCCGTAAATCCAATTCTAGCCATGTTTGTAAACATACTCCAATGCATTGTCAGCCTCTCGAAATAGAGGTCTGTTCTCATACCACTTACCAGTGTCATTGTCAAACTGGCGGCACAAATCTTCTATTTGCTTTGCAGTTATTGGATAACCAAGTTTAATTGCCTGGCCAGCGGTAGCAATCATAATCTGATACATCTTCCGATACCAACCAGATCCTTGGATCGTCTGATACTCTGCCGCCAGCTTCTTTGGCCAGAACGGACAGTCGTGATAACCTGACCATACAATATTTGTGTTGTCTAGTTGAGACTTTCTATACTCGATAATTTGCTCTCGCCATGCGTCTGGTAGTCTGTCGAGGAAGCTTGCCGAGTCAGTTCTTTCGTCGTACGTCCACTTGGCGCAGAGATAATCAGGATCGAGAGGAACACCACTGTTGCTAAAAATAAAGTTGTAAGCGCCAGCATACGTCGCAGGGATGTAATACATTCTGCTGAGATCTTTAGTCTGTCTATCTCCGATAGAGTCAACTTCGGAGTTGAGAGCGTACCAAAAGTGTTTAATCTGATCTTGTTGTACGTGTCGAGTAATTGGGAAGATAAGCCTGAACTTTGGACGTGACTCCGTGCTGCTAGCAGTACTATAACAAATAAAACTCCAATCACCATACCTACTACGTAACTCATCTTCTAGCTCCCCATCAAAAGCATGGTCGTCGACGTCAACAGCAGCCCAGCCTGCCCAAGCAGTAACAGTCTTGTTGGACCGATTCGTTCCAGGCACAAATACAGCTGGTGTAATAAGTTCGGCATCTTGTTTACCTTCTAGCTTTCGTTCAGATAATTTATATAGAAACTTCTCAAACTTTTCCCAAGTGTCGAAGTCAATCCGTCGATGTGTCTTATTGTCATACACATACCGTTGCTGCGCTTCCCACCAGCGCGGCGAACTAAACACAGTCAATGAATACATTATGCAAAAAAGTCTTCTAGTGTAGCCTTGGGCTCGACGTCCCAGTCCATTGCCTCAAGTAGAGGTTTGAGAGGTTCGATGAACGCTTTCTCATACATCGTATTATAATCGATATGTTGGTGTAGGGCAAACTCTTTTGGTAGCACACCAGGATATGCTATCACGTTTTCCTTGATCGGGTTAGGTGTCTTCAGATAAACAAACTTCATCTTCTCACCGTCCTTAATCGTCTCATACTTCTTACCAAGGTTTAGCAGTTCAATCTGTTTATTATACAACAATGCACCACGAACATGGATTGGTGTACCCTTCTTGTAGATCGTCTTACGATCAGAGTACTTTGTCAGGTCAGACACACCACGAGGATATGATACATCTTCTGGCGGCAGCTTAGAGAACTCCTCACGAAACTCACGAACAAACTTCTGTACGTCTTGTTCAGTCATCTCAAGAATTACCTTGAAGATTTCTTTGAACTTATCTCTTATTACTTGAGGAGTAGATGAGCGTACAGCATCAACACCCATCATCTTAATCTTTGGCTCAGTGTACTGAACACCCTCACTATTATGTACATTGAGAATGTATCGCTTCTTAGCAATCCAAATACCACGATCAGCAATCACCTCTCGCTTCATCTCCATACGATTCTCAATAGCATTTACTCGCTCAGCTAATCCAGCGTACGCCTTCTCTAGCACAGTCTCAAAGTGTTCGCTACAGATTTTGTCTAGGAACTTAACTGGGTCTTTTGGATTAAACTTCTTCACTACATTGTCCATATCAACGTATAGCGAGTCAGTGTCAATAGCAATAACATAGTCAACACCGTCTGTTGCTAATATCTTATTCATCTCACCGTTGATAGCACGTTCAGCCCAACGAATAGCAAGCTGGCCAGATGTAGTAATACTTTCTGCAACTCTGTTGTCGAAGTACCGGAAGTAAGCATTACCCAGAGCACCATAGAGACTGTTCATTAGAATCTTAATAGCCATCTGCTGATTCTCTAAAGTAACAATTTCGTTCTCTAGCTTTCTTGACTTAGCCTTTTCGTATTCCTGCTTTGCTTCGAGCATGCGAGCCTTAATTGTCCTACGCTCGTCGTAGTACTGACGAATCACACTAGGAATTAACCCGGGGATATCCTTGCGAAATCTCATTCCACTTGCTGACAATGTATAGTCACTCTCAAGCTCAGGCTGCGTGTTTAGTAGCACATCAACATCAATCTCAGACCTGCGACCTTCGACTAATGTCTCGGGTGACATATTATACTGAATCAGAATGTTGGGGTACAAAGAGTTAAGGTCAAAAGATACCACCCAGTCATGCTTACCTACCTGTGGGTCTTTGACATATGCGCCGGGATATGGAACCTTATCAGTTACTTTGTTCCACGGCACTGCCATCTGCTTGTTGTACAGAATCCTGTAGATAATAGAGTCCCAAATAGAAGTGGTACCAAACGTATCAGCATAGTTTACACCACCTCTGTAAGCCATCGTCATTGCCAGAGTAATCAGACCCATCTTCTCCTCAAAACGGTCTACTAGCGCTACGTCTTTGATGTTATAGTCAATGAACTTCTGGAAGTCTTGCTTATACAAATTAGTCAGTGTACCATACTCAGAATAGTCCAGCTTCTTCTCACCAAGAACGACGTGAGCAATGTGGTCCAACTTGTAGCTTTCCTGCTGGCCGTATGAGTAGCCAAACTTACGGAACAGGTCATAATAGTCAAGCTGTTGGATACCAGAGATTTCATACACTAGCACTTCTCGTCCAGCAACAGGAATTGTTCTACGGTCTACAACACCCCATGGCGAGAATCGTTTAGCCATATCATCGCCAAACAGATTCCTTGCGCGATTAATCAGATAAGGGAAGTCAAACATACGAGTGTTCCATCCAGTCACAATATCTGGGCACGTATACTCGTGATTCCAAAATCTCAGGAAGCTGTTGAAGATATCATGTTCGTCAGTGCACTTGACGTACTTGACGTTGGTTGATTCGCTATCATCATAATCACCCATCCCCCATACATAGAACATATTATCGATGTTGTTCTTAGCAGTAATAGAGATAACAGGATGACGAGCCTCCTCTACAAACGGAAACCCATCATCTGATGCAACCTCAATATCGACTGTCGTTACGTTTACTTTGCTACGATCAAACTTAATCTCGTGAGGAAACTTATCTGTGATAAACTGAGTAATGAAGTTTGTTGACCCGTAGATGTTGAAGTTATCAACGCCCTCGAACTGACGAACAAAGTCAGTCGCGTCTCTCATTGAGTCAAAGTTACGAGGAAGGACGTTCTTACCATTTAGGTTAGTCCAGCCAGTTGGTTTTGGTGAGTCGACATACAATGTCGGCATGAATGGTATCTTCTTGGCGATACGCTTACCGTTCTCTATCCCACGGTATAGGATGTTGTTACCATAACGATTAACAGATGTGTAAAAATTCATTCTATTCCAAAATCATATGAACTAAACGCCCAATGTCTTTCTTTGCACCACCAACATTGTTTGCAAGGAGCATTATCCATTACGCAGCTAGAAGTAACATTATACAAGCTCCACAAATTGTGGTCACCATATATTTTTGCAATATCCCTTTTGGTGTAATTGGCAAAAGGAGTGTGAATAAGCAAACCAGTATGTTTTATCGAATTATCATAATCTTTTTCCGCTTGCAATTTAGGACGGTCAGTGTGGAGTGGTGATTGTGTTATGCCACGATAAATTACATTTGTGTTGTACTCATGTTTTATTTTTTGATAAAACAAAAGAGCATCATCTACAGTGACGTGTTTACCACATCGTTCCTTTAGAAGAGGTGTAATATCTACCTGTGGAAACCTTTCTGTAATAAATTTATGAACGGTTTGCGCGCTTTCTAGATACCTATTAATTATAGCCTGTGATTTTGTTTGTTTTAATAGGTGAACAGGAACAACGCGCGTCAATAATTTATTATCAGATATTTCTTTCGAAATTAAATACAGAAGTGCTGCAGAATCAACACCTCCGGAAATAAACACAGTCACACAATCATATGATTTTAATTCTTCAAACATAACCATAATCATAAGTACCAAATGCCTCATAGCGGATCTTACACCACTTACACTTCCGGCAAGGCATGCCTCCATACACATCTTCCACACATGTACCAGTCATTAATGACAACTCGTGTAAGCCTAATTGGTCATATTGTGCTTTGACAAAATGTTTATCTACGTCTTTAAACGGAAATTGTTGGGGTCGTACTTTTATTACTAGACGATGCAGCCATTTTTTCAACCCTTTATGGGTTTCATCGTCTTGTTTAGTGTAACCAATTATTGTAAGCTGGGAACGAGTTCGTAAGTGGGTAATTAATAGACTAAATGCCCCATAAATCATTTTGCTTTTAATAAAAGTCGGTTGATGTCCATAATACGGTTCTTCTATATTTACATTAGGAAATTTTTCTCTGATAAAAAGAAGAACTTGTTTTAGTATTCTTTGTGAACGAGTGTGTTTATATTTTAGAACAATATCGTGATGGATAAAGATAGTAGTATCATATTGTCTACGATCATTCAACGTCTTAGCAAGACAATATAATATTAAAGACGAGTCTAATCCCCCAGACGCGGCTACAGTTATACGTTTTATATCCGTAGGCAATTTTTCAAAATAATCAATAGTAAATCGGTTGTCTGTTAATATCATAATAAAAAAGGGCCGAAGCCCTTTTATTTAAGCCATAAACACAGCAATGAATGCCATTAAAAAGATATTGAAGGCACCAAACAATGGAATCCAGATATGAATTTTTTCATTGTTTGGTAGCTCAGCTGCTACATCTTTTTCTTGTTCCATTAGTCGCGTTTGGAAACGAACTGATACATTTCCTGTGCTTTCTCCATCAATGCTTCCATGCTGTAAGGTTTCAATGCAGTGTGCATATCTTCGACTGTTTTCTTACCTTGGTCAAACATTTGCTGGGTAAACATGTAGTTCATTTCCCATTGTTTGTCCATGTAATCTTTAGCCATGCCTAGAACTTCTTGACGAATCTCGAATGGGTTCTTCATAGTTGTCTCCATTATTTAGTTACCATTTTCGAAAAAGCCGAGAACTGGTCAACACTGTACTTCATCATGGCGATGGAGTTGTCGACAAGCATTTCAGCGAATTGAGTTTGAGCATCGACCCATTGATCAGCAACCTTCTTGAGTTCAGGTTGGTCCTTGAACATCTGGTCGCCAACCAACTTCTTGGTGTGTTGGAACTGCTCAATAT